GTAGGCGCCCATGGTCTCGGCGTCGGATTTGGTGGCCTTGGCCAACACGTCGCTGGTATTGGTGAAGGTCGCCAGCTGGTCGCCCGTCAACCCCTTGATCGCGCCCGAGATGCTGTAGGCCGAGGCCACGAAGTCCCGGGCGTTCTCGCCGTAGTTCACGGAGAATTCCAGGGACTTTTTGTTCAGGGCATTCAATGCATCTTCAGACACGCCCAGCGAACGGACTTCACCCAGGGCGCGGTTCATCTCCAGCGCCGGTTCCAGCGATTCGGAAATGGCCACGCCTGCGCCCACCATGCCGGCCAGGCCTGCGCCCATCTTGATGATGTTCTGCTGGCCTTGGGTGGCCAGGTCGGAAAAGCTGGTTTTGACCTTGCCCAGGGGCGCGCTGACCTTGTCGGTCAGACTCAGGATGAAAGCCAGTCGGGCGCTGCGGTCAGCCATGGATTGTTATCCGTTGAAGGCATGGGCAATGCCGTCAGCGACGGCAAAGCTCATGCGTTTCCAGTGTTCGTCTTCCAGCCACTTGGCCATGCCCATGTTCTCGATGGTGGGTTCAGCACCAGGCAGCCAGCGTTGGGTCAGGGCCAAAAGCTGGCCCAGCCCGTCGTCGGCTAAGCCGTCAGCGTGGCTGAGGACTTTTTTACGATGATGTCGATGTCCGGCGAATACTCTTCAAGCAGAGCGCCGGCCAGCTCCATCACGGTCACCGGGTTGGCCAAAAAGGGCTTCAGCGAGGCACGCTCTTCCTGCTTGACGGTGGTGATTAGCAGGTTATTGGCCGGGGCTACCTTGTTCGCCTGGGTGGTGGCGTTGAAGTACTTGGTCACGACCTGAGGGGTCATCTGGAAGGTGAATTCCTGGTCGCCAACTTCCAGGGTGATGTCGCGGTTTACGTCAGTCATTTAAGGATCCGTCTGTAGGGAGTTTGATGAATGTTGTTCAGGGATTGGCGGGCATGCGTTGGCACACCTGCCGGGTGTAGTCCTGCAGGCCGAGGATCAACTGCCGACTTAGGGCGAGCTGGTCTCGGAGGGTGAAATAATCCGATCGAGCGTCTGTTGCGAGTTCGGCGGTGCCTGCATCAGCCACGCTGGCGGCGCCGGTGGCAGCGGGCACTGTGGGTCTGCAGGTGGCACGGATGCGCAACCGCTGACGGCCATCGGCAACATCAAGGCGCAGAGTGTCGATTTCAGTGCGTGCATGGTTCAGTTCCTGGGTGCGGGTTCGGTCGATATCATCTCGGGCGGCGAGCATTTCGCCGCTGATACGGGCGGCCTCACGCAGGCCAATGACCTCAGACTGCGCGGCATCACGTTCTTCACGGGCGGTGTCGCGCTGGCCTTCAAGGGTGTCGAAACCGATCCAGACGATCAGGACAAGCACAATGAGGAATAAGGCTTGGCGCATCATCACAGGCCCTCCGCGCACATAGCCGCTTCAGCCCGACGCCGGTTGTACAGCCCCGGCACGAACACCTTGCGGCCCTGCGCATCAGTGACGTAGGCCCAAACCGGTTTACCATCCGGAGCCCACGCCAGCGCTCTGCAGCCGTCCGCGATGCGGCCCGCGTTGATCAAGCCCACAGCCCGACTGGCACACGTATTGGTCGTGCCGACGTTGTGCGCGTGGCTGCTCAGGGCGTCGAAGGTGTTCTGGCTGACTTGCTGATTCGTCAGGCAGTCGGCTAGGGCCAACTGGCCTTTCTGGATCACCAGGCTTTCGACCTCGGCGCAGCGTGCATCGGACCAGTAGTCACCGATTACGACCGGATCCGGGCTCGTATGGCGGGTGATGCCTTTGCAGACAGTGGGCAATCCACCGGCCAGTTTGTCGGCATAGACGACGTTCTGGCCGTTGCCTTCCCAGTTGCCCAGGAACGCAGTCAACGTGCCGCTGCAGAGCACCAAAACGCCGGCGACGATCTTGTTGCGCAGGCTCATACCTGGGCCTTCCAGTCACGCAACATCTGGCGGTACTTCGGGACCAGCAGCAGGATCTGCAGCACCATGTAGAAAGCGGTCAGCATGTAGGCCACTGCAGACCAGTCGACGGCACCTGTCGCACCAGTGGCGGCTACACCAATGGCGGGCGACGCCTTTACCAGGGCAATAGCGGTGTCCTGAGCAGCCTGATTCGTGCTCATCAGCGAAGTCCTTTTTCGGTCAGGGTTTGGCAAGGCACGCAACGGTTCATGCCGCCCAGTGCCTGGCGCGCTGGCGGGATCTCCTCGTCGCAGTCCTGGCAATGGGTGAGGCTCGGCCCGCTCGCTCGCGACTTGGCCAACTGGGCCGCAATGGCCTGGTCGCGTTGTCGCTGCTCCAGAACCTGCGCACGATCGAACGGGCAGACCATTACGTCAGGCCTTCGATTTCAGCGGCGCTCAGGTACGGAACGCCGTTGATCTTGATGAAGTCCGGACTGGTGACGTCGAACGGGATCTTGTGCTTGTTCTTCTCGCCACCTTTCGGGTCGACGCTCAACAGGCTGGAGATCCGCACCTTGCAGCCGAACGCTTCGACGCGCAGTTCCTCGTCGCCGGCCTTGGCAAAAAACACGATGTCGAACGGTTCCAGCTCGCGGAAACTGCCGGCGCTCTTGGCCTGCTCGATCAGCAGGTTGAAGTTGGTGGTGTCCAGCTCGAGTTCGCCGGCGGCGGCTACGTCGCCATCAACGTGCCCGTTCGGCACGCCCTTGGTCTGGGCCACGGTGCTGTTGTCAGTAATGTCCAGGGTGCCGCTCTCAACGTGAACGAGCAGATCGCCCAGGTTCACGTCGAAGTTCTTGCCGCCAATCTTTCCAGCCATGCGGGGTTACTCCGTTGCGTCGTTGGAAAGATCCAGAGCGATGTTCGCGGTCAGGTCTTTCGGGCAGTTGAGGGGCTTGACCTTGATGAAGGCCTCCACGGCGGTTTTGCTCTTCCAGGTCAGCACGATGTCGCCGTCCTTGGGCTGCTCGATCTCGCCGGGAAACACCTGGCCCGCAAAAGTGGTGGACTTGGCCATCGCCCGCAGCGGGGCCATCAGCGCGTTCATGTTCACCACCATGCTGTTGGCCGAATTGTTCAGTCGCCGGTCAGCGACACGGGCAATCAGCAGTGGACGCACCTGGCGCGCAGCCTTGTCGACGATGCGCAGGTACTCGATCACCTGAAAGTCGCTGGCGGGCACGTCGAGCATGTTGCCGTCGCCCCAGTACACGCCCGGATAGTCGGGGTAGGTCTGGGTCACGGAGAAGCGAGCGGTGTCCAGTTCGGCGCGTGTGGCCGACGGCAACGGCACGTCATCAGCGTCAATCGGGACGGGGCCGAGGCCGAGTACCGCACCGGTGGCTACACGCATGGGACTGTCGGCCGCGCTGACAGCAGCGTTGGCCAGGCGACCGGCTAACACGCCCAGATCATTACCGTGCAGTTGCGGCACACACAGCACGCGGGGCGCGGCCAAGTCTTGGGTAATGGTTTTCTGGGTGGCCAGGTATTGCGCCCAGGTCTGCTCACCGGCGATGCCCACAGAGGCCGCCATGAAAAAGACACGGCGCCCGAAGGTGTTGCCCAGGGCAATGGCCGCGTCATGCATGGCCGACAGATCGGCGGCAGCCTCAACCGGCGTGGTGATTACCACGGCTTCGAACGAATGGCCCTGCTGTTGCGATACGGTCAGGGCATCCTGCCATTCGCCCTCGGCAGCGATCGGCGCGGCCACGCAGGCCCAGCGATCGCCACCGTTCAGGCGGGCGGCGGTGATCTGGGTTTTCAGGTCACTGGGTGGAATGCCCAGCATCACGTCCAGGTCGCTGTCCGTGTTCAGGGAGATCAATTGCCCGATGCTTTTTGCACCAGGGCCGATGAAAAGGAAGTGGCGTTCGATCGCAGTCACAGCGCCTTGGCTGAGATTGAGATTGTTGACGCTGACTTTGCCAAGTGCCATGTGTGCCTCGTTAGCGGGGAGCGTTAAGGATTTGTTGCAGCACCAGGTTCACCAGCGCACTGGTTTCTGACTCGGTGCCAGGGCCGAGAAACTGGCGCTTGGGAAGTTTGATTTCCCAACTTTGCGCACCAGAGGACTCGGTTTTTTCGTCGTCCAGGATGCGGATCAGCAGACCCGCCTTGGCGTAGTTCACATGCTCTTTAATCCACGCCACTGACGGGCGTGTGAGCGTCTTTTTGCCAGCCTGACGAACCTTGAAACCGAGACGACGCAAGCGCTTGGCCTGCTTTTCGGTTGCGGCCAAGCCTTCGGGAACCTTGTTCCACTGGCGCATCTGCGCGGCGGTGCGTCGTTCGGACACGCCGTTGTGTTGCTGCGATGCCACCCAACGGGTCAGCGCGTTGCGCCAGCCCAGCTCGGCTTCGTCAGCGTTGACGCGGGTGACCTCGAGCAGCTTGCCCAGGCCGGCTTCCATCTTCTTTTTGCCCTTGCCGGTGCCCTTGCGTGCTTCGAACGGCGAACCGTCCAGGTTCTGCTGGTTGCGGATCCGCTGGCGGCTCAGGCTGCGCACACGCTTGCTGACGTTGTTCAGCAGTCGGCGGCGCAACTGAGGCGGCAGATTGAGCAGCGCGAGCTGTTCCTCCGCCCCGAGCAGGCCACGTACGTCCAGGTCGAAAGTGCTACGCGCCATCGCTGGTCACCTCGCCTTGCTCGGCCACCCACAACTCGAACGGCACGAATGCCCAGGTCTGACCGAAGGCCTCGATCTCGCCGTCCGGATCCTCGGTCAGGTACTGCGGTTCGCTGAATTGCAACTTGATGTCGACGTCAGCCAGGTCGTTGTCGAGCATGGTGATGTCGAACACGGTCGCGGGCAGACCGTCGCGGTCCTCGTCCTTGTTCTCCAGCCAACTGCCCACCAATGCCATCAGGCGGGCCGGGTTGTCGGCGAAGCGCTCGAGCACGATCGTGGCGCTGTAGTTCATGTCGCCCATGTGCATGCCCTTGGTGTCAGGCTTCCACACCAGCTCCAGGTTGACCTGGTCGGTCCAGCTATCGAGCTGTTCGGGGGCCACCAACTGGCGTTCGATGAGGTAGGCGGTCAACGCCTGCAGCTTGATCACGATAGGAACTCCCCGAGCATGCTCAGGCGGAATGCCTCTTCGGACATTGTCTGCCGATGGGTACTCACAAAATCGCGGTAGTCAAAAAGCCACAGATGCCGCTCATGGCGGTTTCCGTAGTCACGGACAAGCCGCATTAGGAAGTCATTTTCCGGGAGGTCTTCACCCACAACGCGAAGGCGTGCAGCAGTGGTCGAGTAGTAACCACCGGGGCGAAACTTCACAGACTTCAGCTGATCGAACTCGTCGTAAAACCAGGTGCAGCGCTCAGCATGCATGTGGCTTGGCAGCGGTTCACCGTCAGCAATCACCGTTACCCCTGGCATTTGGACGGGCAGCCACTGCACCAACGCAGGGGCACAGACAAATACAACAGGCTTACCGTGCTCGGCTGCGGCGATGGCCTTGTTGCACAACCGAGTGGTTTTTCCCGTCATGCGCGGGGAGATTTCGAGGTAGGCGATTTTCACGATCTGGCTCATAGCAGCACCGCCGTGATGCGGCCACGGCCCTGCAGCGAGCGGACGGCCTGCTGGCTGAATTCGAGGAAGGTCTCGCCACGCTCGGGCAGTTCTTTGCCGGTGTTCTCCGCGCTTTCACGACGCGTCACAGTGGCGAACTGGGTCAGCAAGCTGGCCTTGGCGCGGCAATACACGGCGCGTTTGTACGTCGCTGTGTGAAATGTGCGCTCGGGCAGCACCATAGGGTCAGCAGATTCCACGGTGGTGATGCCAACGTTCTGCCATTGGCTTTTACGCCTGGCCAGATCGTGATTGACCTCGACCATAGAGGTAGTCAGATCAGTGACCAGCATGTCTACCAGGTACTCCGCCGGCAGGCGGTAACCCTTCTGGAACTCGGCCACGGAGAGGTCCGGCCAGAAGCCGTCGTTCTCGATGTCCTGGTCCACAAAGGTCGTGGGTTTCCCGGAAAAGCTCATTACTGGGCACTCGAATAGGGGCGGGAAAACTGTTTCAGTGGGTCAGGGCCATAAATGGTTGGCTCACATCCACAGTTTCTCGCCGGGGGGGTAGTCGGGTTATTCGGCGGCGTTGTTAGCCAGTTCTTTTGCCAGCGCCTTGCGAGCGCCTTCCAGTCGCGTGCCCACACCAACAGCGGCGTGCAGCTCAGTGGCGCGTTCAAAGTGGGTAATGGCCTTCGTCCACTCCCTGGCGTCCAGAGCGCGGATCCCAAGCAACTTGTGGTATTTGGCCGGGATCTGCTCAGTGAGCTGCCATTCGCCATCGACACGCGGCAACAGGTCGGACACATACGGCTCTGGACTGCGTCCGGCCTTCTGCTCGGCCTCGGCCCACTCGATCACCGCATCCGCGACAAAGGTCGGCACGTCGCGCTTGAAGCGTTCGGGCATCGGCTGGTTTTGCTCCATAGCGAAGTTCGCCAGGTCCAATCCCGCTTCGAACTGCACGGTGTCAAACAGCCAGACCAGGACCTGCATCACTACCGAGTTCGGGAAACTCAATCCGGAATCGCGGTAGCGCTGCACGTAGTCCAAGTATTTGGGCAGCAGCTCGTCACGCTTGAGCTGCTGACGCAGTTCGCGGCTGTTGATCGCGCTGATGCGCTCCAGGTCTTGAGCCAATGCGTCTTCCATCAGCTTCAGGTGCTTTTTGCCATTCGCTGGGCTGGACAGCGCGGTGGCGGATGAATACACCACCGCTTCGGCACCGGCGCGTGCAGCGGCTGCTGGGCCTTCGGCTCGAACGCGACGCTTGTGCGCCAGTGCCAGACTCATCAGATCAACTCCACGTTTTCAGCGGCAGCGAATTTCTCCAGCTGCTCGATCACGTAGCCTTCGTTCCGACCGTTGTAATCCTCGACACGGGAGCGTTTCGGGTTCTCGAGCAGGTGACGACGCCAGCTGCTGTCCTGGAAGTAGATCGACAGGTTGTCCCAGCTGGTGACGACCACGGCGTTAACCGGGAAGTGCGGGACGGTGAAGGTCGGCAGGCCGCCGTAAGTCGCAATGACCTGGGCGCTTTCGATGCGCTCTTTCTCGGTGGGCTTGCCCGCCTGGCTGGAATACAGCTTGGCCTTGTCGGCCGCCAGCAGGTCACTGCCGACGATCGCCACCAGGTCACCGCCGTCACGGAACACGGAACTGATCATCTGCTTGGTGTCATGCACCAGGGCGTCGAGGTTCTCGTAGTCGCCGCCGGCGCCGAGGGTGATTTTCCCGTCGACCGCACCTTCCTGCAGCACCTGCTCAGGGATCTGCTCGCGAGCCAGTTGCAGCCAGCCCTTGTTGACGTCCTGCAGCATCGGGTTGGTGGCCAGGTTGGTCTGGATCGCAGCAGTGACGCCGTGCCAGCCGATCATGATGCGATCCAGGGCGATCTGCTTCTGCACCGCAGCCGAGTAGCGATCGGCGAAGTCCGGGAACTTGGCCCAGCTGTCGATCTTGGCGAATGGCAGGCCAACGTCTGACTCGGTGTGAAACAGCTCGTAGGGTTCGCCGTTCAAGTCGGAAACGTCTTTAGCTTCGCGATCAGTGGTCTTGGTGTTGGTGCGGCTGGTCACCGGACCATTCACGCCGAACATGACCTTTTCGCCCTTGATTTCAGTGACTGGCACGACGTTGATGCGCTCGAGGAAATCGGCACGCTCGGTGATCTTGTCGTTCAGTTCTTGGGCAATGCTAGGCTCGACGTTGAACTGGCGAGTCACGTCGACGCTGTAGGTCTCGGCGATCGCTTCACGCAGGGCGGCGTACTGCTTCAGAGCGCGGTTGGACAGAGATTGTTGGCTCATGTCACAGCACCCGCTTTTTGGTGTCGGCCGGGCCGGTGGAACGCGGCAGCTGGCGACCTTGAGGGGTATTCAGCAACGCGGTGAATTGCTTCTGCAGTTGAGCAACACTAGCCAGCACGGCCTTGTTGCCAGTCGTTTGGCGGCTGAGGTTTTTTTCTTCCTCGGCCGTGGTGACGATCGCATCGACCGCTGTCTGTACGTCATCGATCGGCGCCTGGTCCGGCTCCTCTTCAGTGACGATGGGTCCGATCAACGCTTGAAGGCCAGCGGCCACAATCAGCAATTGCTCGATCAGGGCCTTGGCGGCCTTGGCTGTAGCTTCATCCATTGGGGGTTTGCTCTCGGTGGGGGTTTGCGGAGTGGTTTCGGCAGGGGTTTCTTCGATCCCGAAATGCTTGAACAGCCCCGAGAACATGGCGAACAGCTTCGCAAACTCGCCCTTGGGCTCTTCTTCGTTCAGGGAACCAAGCGGCACGGAACGAGCGAAATAGGCCGTCGCACTGGTCTTCTTGGAGAAGTACAGTTCTTGGGTTCCGACGCTGGCTGGCTCATCAGTCACCGCCATACCGGTGAGGTAGGCTTTGCCCTTACCACGGAAATTCGGCGTGATCTCGATGCTGCTGAAGAGCTTCTGGCCTTGATCGTTGAGCCATAGCAGGCGGTCGTTTGGCTTGAGCTGTGCCTCCAGCGCGACATGACCTGGTTCCAGATCCTCGGCATCCTCTACCAGGCGAACGGCATAGACCGTGCCGTGGGAGCCCTGCCAGCGTTCGTGGTCACACCAGATCACTGCGGTGTAAAAGGACGACTTGTAGGTCTCAGCGATATCGCGCAGTTCCTGGGGAAGGATCTCGCGACCATCAGCAGTGGTGCCGCTGGTGGCGACACGTTTCCAGAACGAAACAAGGGAACGGGGCATGGGCGATAACTGCGCTCAATCGGTGATTTGAGCCGCCACGATATGCACCG